ATGCACTTTTTAAAACTAGGATTTAAAACGGTAGATGAACATGTCCTTTTTGAGGGGTTTAGGAATAGGATAATTAAAAATGAAGATATAGCAGGTGCTGTAGGGCAAATGCGTATGTGGTATTTAGATACATTTTTCAAACATAAAAAAGCACCTTAACCATATTGGCTAAGGTGCTGTAAAAGTAAATGTAATATAAAAAGCCGCGTATGCCGTAGTTATTATAGAAAGTTTTAAACCACCACTCCTCAAATGAGTTGTTGAGGGTAATTTATTTATAAATAATTACAATAAATATCGTTATTCAAAGGTTTTGTAAATGTTTTTATCATCCAGTATCATTGATTACAATTATTTATAAACAATTTTAACCCCAGTTTAACCCCAATATGACCCCTAGGGGTTAAGATTGTTTTTTCACTCTAAAGAAGCCATCTAGTTTATCAGCTGCAGCACGATCAGCAGATTTAAAAGCATGACCATAAGTATTCATCGTTACTGATATATCAGAGTGTCCCAAACGTTCACTAATAAGTTTAGCGTGAACACCTTGTGCAATTAGTAGTGATGCAGAAGTGTGACGTAAATCGTGAAGCCGAATGTATTTGAATTTCCGTTCATTAATAAACTTGTGCCAATGTTTCGAAGGGCTAGTTGGATATAAGTGTGTCCCATCAAACGAATGAAATAGCCATTCTCTATCTTGTTCAATCCATTTATCACCTTTTTTTAATTTCTCTTTAGCCCAATATATACGATATGCTTTTAATTCTTCCATTACAGACTCAGGTAATGTTACATAACGTTTTGATTTTTTCGTTTTAGTAGATTTAATATGTGGACCTTGTTTAGTCAAAACGATTGATTGGTGAATGTATATTTGCTGATTATCAAAATCTACATCCTTCCATTCTAAACCTAACAGTTCACCTTTGCGCAATCCAGCAGCTAAGGCTAACGTGAACATCATTCTCCATAATTCAGATTCGCTTTGTAACATACGCATTAGCGTTTCTATTTCATCTTCTTCATAAATTTGCATTTCTTTATCCACATCATCTGTATCACTAGGACGAGGTTTTTCAACACCATCCATAGGATTTGTAGATAATACCCCCCATTTAACGGCATACTTAAATATACTCTTGAGTGTTCTATAGACATCTTGTTTACTATGATAAGTAACTGGAACATCTTTACCATCAAAACGTTTCATTTCTCTTAAAACAGTCATTAAGTGAAATTGATTAATTTGATCCATACGCATGTGACCAATAACAGGATTTATATGCAATTCTAATTTACGTTGATGATTTCCATATGTCGTCAATGCCAAAGTAGAAGCAAAATCTTTTTCCCATTGTCCTGCAAAATCTTTGAAAAGTATTCTTTCTGTTTGAACATAATTCCCTGAGAGTACTTCATCTTTAAATTTTAAATATTCACGATCCAAATATTCCTTAAGTTGTTTTGGAGACATTTTATCTTCAATAGTTATTGATTTACGTTTTTTTGGATATTTCCCTTTTGCATCTTTAGGTAAATATACAGTGAAACGATATGAATTTTCTCCGCGTTTTTCGATATTTGCCACTTTAGTTTCCTCCTTTTATTTTCACAACTCTTTAATATTACATATAACTCACCCCTTTCAATTTAAGAATATTTGTTCTATTTTTTAGTAAAAATTTTACCATCTATGCTCTTTAAAGATAAAAGTTCCTCTGGAACTCCCTTTTCTTTAATGGCATCAAAGATGGTAAAACATGAGTCATTCTTTTCTACAAATAATTCATCAGGCAATAACAATTCAACAGCGAATGTATTAGCTTCTATTTCTAATTTATCTGTAGAAAAAAGAGTATGCTTTTTTAAAAAAGAAGTGTTTGTATCTGGGTGTTGAACCGCATGCCCTAATTCATGTGCAACTATAAAAAACTGTGATTCTCTATCTGCATCTTGATTGATATGAATAATAGGTATTCTAAAATTTTTATTGTAATAGCCTAGTGTGTTACCCAAAGGTTCAAATACAATGAGTATTCCTATGTATTTGGCAAGTTTGAAAGGATCATTCGTACCATATTTTTTTACTAATTCGTTAACTGTTGACTTAATTGACGACACAAGCAACACTCCTATTTGCGATACTTTTTAGGGGTGAATTTCTGTTTAGCTAAGCGTTTAGCTAATCTTAATGAATTCTCCAGACTTGAAATTAATAATTCTCTGTCTTCTAATTCTTCCTCACTTAGTTCATCAAGCGTTCTTCCATCAAATGCTGCATGTCCATTTTTAGATAATCCTTCAAGCATTCTTTGTAATTCTTCTTGAATGGATTTTTCATCTTTTTCTGTTAGCTCTGGATTAAAAGGCTTTTCAACACTAATCTCTCCGCTAGCCATCCGTTCAAGTTCGTCTGTAGTAATACCTAATCCTTTACATACTTTAAGGACATTATCCACTGAGGCATTTCCTATTCCTCTAGCTAACATTGATCTTAATGTTGTTGGTGGAATACCAATCATTTCAGCAAATGCTTTTTTACTGTATCCAGCTTCCTCTATTAAGCGTTCAATAATTTTCGCCTTTTCCAATTTAAAAACTCCTTTTATTAACAGTTTATACGAAATTTCGTTCTTTTGTATATAATACTATACGCAATTTCGTATGTAAATAGAATAAAAACGATTTTGCGTTCTTTTTCTTCGGAAATCAGTTGACAATGAACGCAATTACGTTTATATTCGTAAATAACGAAGGACGCAATTGCGTTCGAAGTGAGTGAGGTGATGCAAAAATGTATAAAAATTTACGAGCAGAAATGGCTAGGGAGGGTATCACAATGGTTGATATTTCAGAGTTCTTAAATGTTCGTTATGCAACAGTAAATGACAAGGTCAATGGTAAATATCGTTTTTATTACGATGAGGCTTTAATGATTAAAAAACACTTTTTTCCTCAATGTAGTCTTGAATACCTTTTTGAAAAAGAGGATGAAGTCGAGTCCGAAGATGAAAGTGAACAACAAGTAGTTTGTTTATGAGAGGAGGAAACCATTTGGATTTAGTGGTTATAGAACTTCGGGGAAAACGAGTTTTAACAACAGCGCAACTTGCTGAAAAATACGAAGCTACAGACCGCAAAATTGTTGATAATTTCAATAACAATAAGGGGCGCTACGAAGAAGGTAAACACTTCATTTTGTTGCAAGGTGAGGATTTGAGGAAGTTTAAGAGCAAAAACGAAAATTTCGGTTTCGCACAAAACCTAAATAAACTCTACCTTTGGACCGAGAAAGGTGCTTGGCTCCATGCTAAGTCATTAAATACCGACAAGGCATGGGAAGCTTATGAATTACTTGTTGATGAATATTACCGTTTATCCTCCACACTGACAAAAGAACAACTTATTAAACAGTTTGGATTACCAGCAAATTATAAAGAAGCATTGCAACATTTAGCTGGTTATGTGGAAGAAAATGAACAACTCAAACAGCAAATAGAAAATGACCGTGAAAAAATTGTACTAGCAAATGCAATCACTACTAGTGATGAAGGGCTTCTAATTGAAGGTGCTGCAAAGTACATGCGACAAAACGGAGTAAATATTGGTCGTGATCGATTATTCAAATGGTTACGCGGACAAGGATACCTAGTGAGTCGTCAAGGTCGGGAATATAACATGCCTACTCAAAAATCGCTGAATCAAGGTTTGATGAAAATACATGCTCAACAGTATTTTGATTCTGAGGGCGAGTTAAAGGTAAGTAGACAAGTTGTTGTCACAGGTAAGGGATTAATGTTCTTCATTAATAAATTTTTACATGATGGACAACTAACATTGCGATTGGAGTGATTGATTTGAATAAACTCACGATGTCAGTGGAAGAGGTTGCAAGTGAATTGGGTGTTAGTAAGACAACCATTTATACAATGGCACGTGAAAAGGAGATTCCTCACACAAAAGTAAGAGGAAGGATCTTATTTCACAGGCCTACTATTGAACATTGGTTAATCACTAATACCGAAGGTGGTGAAACAAAATGAAAACAACACCGCAACAATGGCTAGCAATGTCAGATGAAGTTAAACAGTCTGAGTTGAATAAGCGAGCGAAAAAACGCTAGGTGGTGAATTAAATGTCCAACGGAAACAAGATCATCACACGTAGTAATAGCAAAATCATGATTCGGTATGGAGAGTTACCACGTATATTAAATGCTACTGAAATACAACAATGGCACCATATTGTAGCGAAGATTGAGCGATTTCAAGATAGAGAGTTGGAGAGGAGAGTTCAATGAAGATTAAACCTGTACCAGTAACACTAATCGCAAAAGCAATGGCTAAGGCTGTTGCAGCACGTAAGAAATAAATCTATCAAACTATTTGGAGGTTGGGAGAATGAAAGCAGTAATTAACATCAAAGGTACAAAATTATCAGTGGTTGGTCTTAATATCCATGAGGACCAAATTACAAGTGTACAAGTTGTGGATGGAGAAGGCAAAGTAGCAACGCATTATGATAGCAAGCATGCATCTTATGTTCCAGAAGGGGCAAGTGTAGTGAATCTGAAAGAAGTCCTTGAGTTTCCTGATGCTAATAATGATATTGTGGAGGACCTCAACCAGCTGCTTATTGATTCTAGGGACCACTTAAAAGACTTAGGAAAACAAATCATTCAAGAAGTATTGATGCATGATGGATTACCTTTCGGTGATAGTGCACTTCCTAATCTGGTGAAAGAATACAAGGAACATAGGGATTACATCGATGGTGTTGCATCAGCCTTGGAGGTTGTGAAACGTGACAACTATGAATAAACAGTTGAAACGCAAAGCAGTCATTGAACAGCTGCAGAAGTTCGGTGTTACCAAAGTTGAAGGACAACCATTAGAAGATGCCTTATACACATCGCTGCTAAAGACACTGACGTTAAAACGTGCTGCACAAGATTGAAGGGAGGTATAGCAATTTGAAAACTGTAAAAGTTAGTTATTTTAAACCAAGTGGAAAATGGTACACAGAAGAAACTATTGAAATTTCAGAGGAATTAAACGGTTATGAAGCATTATCTTATGAGTTACCAAAGCATCACAGAATTAAAGATATGTACATGTTAGTACAAGACAGTGATGACAACAAAGAACCTTATATTGTTCCACATCTATTTAAACCAATCTCAAATTAAGTAGGTGATTCTATGCACAACCATAATAGATATTCACACATCGAATATGACCGTGAATCGGAATACTGGCAAGACATCGAGGATGCACAGAATGCCCAAATTGAGGCACAAAAAAACTCGTCAAAGGGTGCAACCAATGGCGAGCTAAATAAATTATATGACACTGGTAGTGTACCACAGGAGGATGCGAAATGACAAAGACGAAAAATGAGCGTATCACAACTTTAGAAAACGAAGTAGCTGAATTAAAGCTAATCGTCCATGGATTACGTGGCAAGAAATCAATTGAGCCTTCCACAACTACTGTGGAGGACATCATCGAATTTGAAGGGCAGCAATATCGCAAGGTTGATCGTGTAGCACGTGAAGGTGATGTGGTTATTTCTTCTGCTATGACATCGTTTTTAGTTGAAAAAGGAAAGCCATATAAAGTCTCTTGTTTTGGTAGAGATTTAGTGCTTAACAAAGGAACATCTAACATTGTGGCTTTGTATAACGTTGGACGTACACCCGAAACAGTAAATGTTTACGAATTAATCAAGCCTAAACCACTAACACCAAATCAACAACGTGCTGAGATTATCGAGAAGGCTAAGAAGTTTGTTGAAAAGGTGAGTTCTCGTCAATCTTGTTGGACTGTTAATGAAATGGGCAACGAAACTTACAGACAAAGATGCACAGTTAATAAATTTATTATTAACAATGAAAAACGAACAGTGGTTGTATTAGTAAAAGGTGAAGATTCGGGAAAGATTTTTGAAAAAGGTATCGCAAAATGCAATCCAAATGACGTATTCAACGAACACATTGGAAAAGCCATTGCACTAGGACGAGCGCTTGGTCTCGATGTGAGTGAGTTTGAACAGGCGGTGCAGCCAAATCGAAGAACTGACAGCATGATAATGGAATGGAGAGGAAAGAAACGCATAATTTCTCCCAATTACATTGAAGGTGAAACTTGCGATTTTGATTCGGAAATAGCAAGATACGGCTCAATCATCAACGACACTAACACTAAATATGGTGAGGAATCATGAGCATATACACACTAAAAGAACTCAATGAAATGATGTATAACCTTCAACAATTAATACTGGATGGTGCAGATGAAGAAGAATTAAAAGTCTATATGGACACTATCTCGCTTGAACGTGAAGCTAAGCTAGAAGGTTATGCGATGGTCATTAAGAATTTAGAGAATGAAAATGCAGGTATTAAAGCTGAGGAAGATCGCTTTGCTAAACGTAGGAAGTACAACGAAAATGCGATTGCTCGTATGAAAGAACGAATGGCCGAAACATTAGAAACTGTTGAACCGGATGCAAAAGGTGTGAAGCGATTGAAAACAGAAAAGTTCACATTCAGTTTCCGCAAATCATCCAAGGTTGAAGTTTCAAATATTGATAGCCTTCCACAGGAATATGTAAAGGTGGAACGTACTATCAGCCGCGCTGAATTAGCAAAAGCACTAAAAGCAGGAGAGCAAATCGAAGGTGCTCAATTAATTGAAAATCAATCGTTAAGTATTCGATAGGAGGTTTGCTGATATGCCTAAAATCACAATTGATCCTCGTTTAGAGAATGACAAGGAGTTAAAAAAAGTATTAGACAAAATTAGAAGTGGTGTAGCTGGCCCAACAACCTTAAAGGTTATGTATGTTGGTAAAAGATATGGCGGTTTTCATTACGGAAAAGTCATTGAAGCAACAGCGCGTCATGCTAAACGTTCAAACGCTGATTATCCATACCCAAAGTATTGCACTAATGGTTGGCAAATTGATGATGAAGATGGCGACTCCTACACTATCTCAAATGATGGAGAAACATTTGAACGAGATTGGGTAGTGGTGCCAGACAGTTATGAAATAGGAACAATTTTATTAAAAGACTAGGAGGAAAAACACTTGAAAAAATTACTCAATCAAAAAGAACAACACTATGCTGATACACGCGAAGAGGCAGAGGAAATTGTAATTGCTGCTAAAGAAAATGAAGCACTTATTATGAATAAAATCAGCGAGAAGTACAACAAGTACGGACAGTATTTCCTTGTTGATTTAACGTACCAATACGGCACTCCAAAAGAGGTCATGGAAGGTAAGCCAGATGATGATTCGCCAGATGGTCAATTAACAATTGATGAAGTGGATCCTGAAGAAGAATTGTCGGAATTCGAAGATCCATTTGCAAATGCAGAAGAAAATAAAGATGTCTCTGATGACCAATTGCCATATTAATAGAAAAGGAGTGTGGAGGGCATGACACAAGAATTTGATTTCAGTACACACAGCGCTGAAACACTTGAAAAGGAAGGAAAAACGTATTGTTTATATGCTAATCCAGGTATGGGCAAAACACATACTTTGCGATATTTACCAGGTAAAACATTGGTTCTCGATATAGATCGTACTTCACAAGTATTAAAAGGTGAGCCTAATATCGATGTCATTTATGTAGACAATCAAAATACTTGGGAATATTGGGGAGCATTATTACTTCACTTGAAAGACATTAAAGGTAAATACGATAACATCGCAGTCGATAATGTTTCAGAATTAGAACGCTGCTTATTATCAGACTTAGGGTTTATCGGAAAAAATCAAGGTGTACCATCACAAGGTGATTATCAGAAAATGCAATTCAAAGTCGTAAACTCATTCCGTTGGATGAAGAACTTAGCGGATCGTATTGTATTTAACGCTTGGGAAACAACGGATATGTACACAACAGCAGAAGGCACACACTACAACCGTTCGTACCCACAAATTAACCAAAAGATTATTAATAATGTACTAGGTTTATGTGATGTCGTTGGTCGTTTAATGATTAATGCAGAAGGTGAACGAGGTTTTGTCTTAGAAGGAACGAATAGTATTTATGCCAAAAATCAGCTAGACATTCGCAAGGGATGTAAGCAAGAGGAAATTTTCCTTTCGCCTTCCACAAATAATGAAACAACAGGAGGAAATAAATAATGTCATTCTTTAAATTTGATGAATCTAACGCAAGTGTAGCATTTGAATTAGTAGCAGAGGGGAAATACGAGGCCGTTATTGTAAATGCCGAAGCAGGTACTACTCAAGCCGGGAAACCAAAGCTTTCAGTAGACTTTGAGATTCGTAGTGATGTTCCGCAGAATCACCAAGGAGCGAAAATCTTATATAACACATTTACATTCGAACATGAGGTATCAGTGAAAATTGTAAATAGTTTGATCAAAGCATGTGGATTCCCTAATGGACATCCTTTCAACTCAGCTGAAGACATGGCGAAACAATTAATCAATAAAAATTTGAAAATCACTGTCAAACATGAGGAATATGACAAGATGGTTGACGGCAAGAAAGAAAAACGTACAGCTGCTAAAGCGAAATATTATGATGCATCTGATGTAAATCCGCCAGCACAAACAGGAGCGCCAATCACTGCTGGTAGTGATGAACTTCCATTCTAAATAAAACTTAATAGAGAGGTCTGTTTTAGGCGGACTTCTCTTTTTTATACCCAAATTTAGATTTTTAGGAGTGAAATACTATGAAAAGGAATGATTCTTGGAGTGCTATAGCTAAAGAATTACTTAAATGCCCACATCCTAATTGTCAACATATAGGGAAAGTGATAACAAAATTGCATTGCCGTATTCATCATAATATGGAGCGTGAAGAATTGAAAAAGAAATACGGTATGCCAATTAGGTTGATTACTAGAAGCGAAGAACAAGTAAAGGCAGAAGCAAGAAGGTGATTAAATGAAAACACCCATAAATTTTAACGAAATACCATCAGAGTTAAGGTCACTTTCCCAGTGGATATTGTGGAAGTCAGAAGAAAAAGGCGAACGTTATACAAAAATACCCTATCAAACTGATGGTAATGAGGCTAGAAGTAATGACCGCAGAACGTGGTCCACTTTTGCAACAGCAGCCAAGTTTTATACAGAATCAAATGCAGATGGTATTGGATTTGTATTCTCGCGACAAGACAGTTATATCGGTATCGACATTGATAAATGTGTTACGTATGCAGCAGATGATGCCGAAAAGGTAAATCCAATCATTAACAACTTTGCTAAAGAGATCATTGATACTCTGGACAGCTATACAGAGTTTAGTGTAAGTGGTACAGGCATTCACATCATCATCAAAGGGAGCCTTCCACAGTCTGTAGTGGGCACCGGACGTAAAAGTGCAAAACATGGCTTGGAGATTTATCAACACGGACGCTACTTCACTATGACAGGTAATCGTGAAAATTCGAATGATATATACGAACGTACTGACGAGCTGGCAGAGATATTTGAAAAGTATTTTGATGATAGCGACATAAAAGGCCGCGTGAACCTAGCAGAATATGAAAATGATGAAATCAAACTTTCGAATGATGCGCTGTGGGAGCGAATGTTCCGGAGTAAATCGGGTGACGAAATACGATCCTTGTATAACGGAAATTTAATAAATGATGATCATTCATCTAGCGATTTGGCTTTGTGTAATCACTTGGCCTTCTGGACAGGTAAAAGTGCATCCAGAATGGATAGCATGTTCCGAGAAACATCCTTAATGCGTGATAAATGGGACAGAATCCATTTTAGTGATACTGGTGAAACATACGGAGAGCGCACTATTGCCATGGCTATTTCTTCTACAACAACGACTGTACTAGACCACAAACATGAAGAAGAGTATGCAGAATTCGATGTTTCTTTCAATGTTGATGCAGTGGTAGTAGATGATGAAGAAAAGCCAAAAAAGAAATTCCGACTTAATGAATTAGGAAATGCCGAACGGATCGCACACGAATATGGTCATGCCATTCGGTTTGTTAGTGAAATCGGTTGGATGTTGTGGGACGGCAAACGATGGAAATACGATAACAAATTACAAATAGAACGTATTGCTAACAAGGTACTACGTGATTTAGAAAGGTCGGATGATGAAATGGAGAGATCCTGGGCTCGCAAATGTGGCAAACGAAATATTCGAATGAACAGTATAAAGGATTTAATGCCGCTGGTGCCAGCAGAACGTGAAGAATTTGACCAGCATAAATATTTATTCAATTGCTCGAATGGAATTTTAAACTTACGAAACGGGAAACTGCAGCAACATGATCGTGAGCTCCGTTTATCAAAATTAGCGAATGTCGAATTTGACGAAAAGGCAAAATGCCCAACATGGTTAAGTTTTTTACAACAAATATTCAAAGGCGACAATGAGGTCATTGATTATATGCAACGTTTAATCGGTTACAGCATGACTGGAGACATAAGCGAACAAGGTATGTATTTCCTTGTAGGTGGTGGCTCCAATGGTAAATCAACCTTTATTAATATCATCAAAGCAATGATGGGTGACTATGGCTTACAAACTAAATCTGACACATTCATCAAAAAGAAAAACGATGGAGCAAATAACGATATTGCACGTTTAGTTGGCAGCCGATTCGTTTCGGCAGTGGAGAGTGAGGAAGGGGAAAAACTACAGGAATCACTTGTAAAAACAATTACTGGTGGCGAGCCGATATTGGCCCGATTCCTACGACAAGAGTTTTTTGAGTTCATTCCAGAGTTTAAAGTCTTCTTTACAACGAATCATAAACCGATCATTGGCGGTGTAGATGAAGGTATTTGGCGAAGAGTGAAAATCATCCCATTTACATTAAATTTAAAACCACATGAACGAGATAAAAAACTTGAAGAAAAACTATCTCTTGAAATGTCAGGGATTCTAAATTGGGCCCTAGAAGGCTGTATGAAGTGGCAACAGTCAGGATTAAAGGAGCCGAAAGTGATAGTGGACGCAACGGGTAATTACAAAGAGGAAATGGACATTTTAGGGCCATTCTTAGATGAACGTTGTTATATGGTTCCAAAGGATACAGCTACAAAAATTGAAGCAAAAGAATTGTATAACATCTATTCGAATTGGTGCCATGCAGCTGGTGAACGTTCCATTTCCAATCGTGCGTTTTATCGCATGCTCGAAACAAAAGGATTTGGAAAAATGAAGGGTGCTGGTAACAAAACTTTCCTTACAGGTATTACCATATTGGAACGAAAACCAGTTATTGAACCAGTTATTGAAAATGAGAAAAAGGGCGGTTTTAGGCTGTCTTAGTAACCGAAAGTTAGTTTAAATAACTTTTTGATAAACTCTTAAAAAGTCAGTAGTATCAAGGGTTTGGGGATGATTTTTTAATTAATTAGTTACTATAGTTATTTGTTTTGGAGTTCATTTAAAAAACAAAATAAAAAATAAATATATATATAGAGCCCCGAACTCTGTAACTAATAACTTTCATAACTTTTCGTTCAAAAAAATGCTAGAAACCCTTATATACCAATAGTTTAAGAGGTGTTATTTTAAATAACTTTTAGGGTTAATTTAGAGTTATTTAGTTACTTTTCAAATTTCAAAAATATAAAAACGTTGTAAACGAGGTGAAAAGTATGATTGGAAAATTTATCAGTGAAAAAATTGAAAAAGACATCAAATCTTTCGAGACCAGTGAACGTTTATATAATTCTTACAAAAGTTTTTGCGCAGTTAATTCGATTGTTCCATTAACTAAAATTCGTTTTAGTAAAAAATTAGATGAATTTAACATGGGTGTTAAACACACCAAGATGGAGAATTACATCCAGTTATATGGTAGACAGGGTGTGAGGTTGAAATAATGGTACTTTATGTGCTATCGCAAATTTGGAAATCAGGTGGAATCATAGAACGTGATCAATCAGATGGCCAGCTTGAATTAAAAAATCATGTAAATGTCCCCAGAGAAGTATTAAAGGCTGCTGATCCTATTTTCGGTGATATAGAAAAATGGTTTAAGTCATGGGAAGACTCCAGTGGTGTAGATAAAACATTAATGAAAATGGTGCATCAAGCCTGTGGATGGCAACACAATCCAAAGCTCAATGAATGGATATGCGAGGACGTTGATGCATTGATGTTGTTCATGGAGTGGCAAGAGACACTTGCTAAAAACGGATGGAACGATATTTACGAAGACTATCGACAATTTGAAAATGAAACATCAAATGTGATGAAGAAAAAGTTGTATGAACGTGCTGTTTTATACGCTAATCAAAATAAGTGATTTACAGCCGTTTTAAGACGTTTTAGAGGACGGATGATAAATATATCCAACTTTAAAATAGAACATTTGTACGATTCTTTAAACAAGCAAAAACGAGGAGGTTAAGAGAATGAGAGAGATTAAGTTTCGGGCTTGGGATAAAGAATTTAAACGGTTTAGTGAAAATGCTCTAAATCATACGATTACTGATATTAATTTCCACACTGATTATGAGTGGATGCAATACACAGGCTTAAAGGACAAAAACGGCAAGGAGATTTATGAGGGGGATATTGTTCAATTCGATTCATTTAGAGATTTTACCGAACGATACGAGATTGAATATACATCGTACGGTGAATGGGGCATTGGTGTTCATCGACTAGCTATGAGGTTTAAGGCTTGTGAAGTCATTGGAAACATATACGAAAATCCTGAATTGCTAGGTGATTCGCAATGATTCACTACCATTACACTGAAACCGAATTAAACAATATCCTAAAAACACTCACAATTGTGGTTGATACCAGGGAAAAAGTGAACCAGCACATTTTGGACTATTTAAGAAAACATGATATTCCGATTAAATTTAAAAAATTAGATTATGGGGATTACTCAGCAATGATTCCTAAGAATGAGGAATTAGGAATTGCTCGAGATATTTATTTAAACAGCGCAGTCGAACGTAAAAATAGTGTTGATGAAATATGTGGCAACTTACAAAAGGATACACAGGCTGCTTTTGAAAATGAATTGATTCGCTCACAAAAAGGCAAGTTTATTTTATTTGTTGAAGACCCACAATTTGATGAAAACATTGCTAATCATAATTATCGTAGTAGGTATGATCCAAAAGCTTTGAAAGGGCGTTTGGAATCGTTCCAAGCAAAATACAACTTTGAAATTAGACCAATGAGTAAATTAATGATTGGTCACAATATTTATCATCGTTTTCTTCAACAAGCAAGATACTTCTTAAAATCTGGGGTGTTTTAAACAATATGAACATGCGCAATGGGATTCCTATTGTTCAGTCGGTGAAGAAGTCAAAACAGCCACAGGGTAGATTGTGGAAGGCCATACCTAATCCATTTACAAAGTATATCGAGTTATTCATGACAGTGGATGGATGTGAAGTTAGTATCATCATGCCTTACGATTTCGAATGGATTCAGCAGTACTTAAACGAGGGTTGGATCGAGAGAGGAGTGTGGGTTGTATGAAGAAGTCCGAAATACAACAAAAGCGTAACGAGATACTAAAGAAAATTGATGATCTGCAGTCAAAATGTAATTGTTTTTCAGCTGAAGAAACTTCTAACTGTTCGAACTGTAAGGTAATAGCTGAGTATGGTCAGATGTTACTTCACTTATCAAATAAACGCGTAACAGTTTCAGGCGCTGATGCTAAACTTAAAAACCGTAAACCAGATGTAACACTTGTGATAACGGAATCCCAATACCATGAATATAAAAAGCAAATGAAAAAGGATAAAGAGATAGCCGCCATTTTTAATGTTAGTGCTTCAACATTGAGTAAATGGAAACGGAAGAACCATATTGCAAGATAGAAACAATATGTGCAGCAAGGAGAAAAAACATGAAAACTATCGCATGGTTTAGTGGTGGTGTAAGTAGTTTCATTTCAATTTATTTAATGAAGGATGAAATTGACGAAATTTACTATTTAGATGTTAAAGAACAACATCCAGATACGTACAGATTTATGGCAGATTGCGAGAAAGCGATTGGACGTAAATTCACGATACTAAAAAACGAAAAAACACATAGCGCTGTGGAGATTATACGTAAACGTAGATATATCAATGGGCCATCTGGTGCACCATGTACGAGTGAATTAAAGCGCAAGGTAAGGCAGCGATGGGAGAAAACACAAGACGATTTATTACGCTATGTATGGGGATATGACAGTGAGGAAAAACACCGAGCTGAACGACTATTGCTTACTACACCAGAACATGAACATGTATTTCCTTTGATTGATGCCATGCTTACAAAAGATGAAGTACATGGTTTGCTAGAACGATTGGGAATTAAACGGCCTTTAATGTATGAGTTAGGATTCCGTAATAACAATTGTGTTGGCTGCGTCAAAGGTGGTATGGGTTATTGGAATATGATTCGCAAACACTTTCCAGCACGTTTTAAAGAAATGGCTGCACTAGAAAGAGAAATAGGTGCTACTTGTATTAAAGGCATTTATTTAGACGAATTAGAGCCAGATCGTGGACGGATTGAAGATGAAGTAATGGGTGAGTGTGGCATATTGTGCGAAATCGCTTATGCCAATGTAATCGAGTAATTACGAAGAAATAAACAAACAAGGTAGGTGCTGCACATGCCTACGTTATCGCGTAGTGATATACAGACAATCGAAAGATATTGGATTGAGCTGGAGCAAAATAGAAAGAAATTAAAATATCGTGAATGGGAGCTGTTGCATCCACATAATGAAGGTGGCGAAATGGTTGGAGGTCGTAGTAATGCGATTTCTGACACGACAGCAAAGAATGCTATGCTTCTAGCGAATGATGACTATTACCAAAACTTAAAGCGCATCCTCAAGACTGTGGAAGACCTATACAACGAGTTAGACGATGATATGCGTACCATTGTAGATATGCGTTATTGGGATACAGATGGCTGTTATGAATGGGAGGATATAGCCGATAAGTTGTACATTTCTCGTCATAAGGTATTGCGTAAACGTAACATCTTAATAGATAAAACAGCGGAAAGGATTGGATGGGTGTGATTGCAGAAAAGAAAATATTAGATGCATGCTGTGGCAGCAAGATGTTCTGGTTTGATAAAGAGAATGGTGACACGATATTTATGGACGAGCGAGAATTAGAAACTGAATTATGTGATGGTCGCAAATTAATTGTTAAACCTGACGTACTTGCTGATTTTAAGAATATGCCTTTTGAGGATGAATCATTTTATCTGGTTGCATTTGATCCACCACATTTATTAAAGGCTGGAGAAAATTCATGGTTGGCCAAGAAATATGGAAAGCTTAATGAGGATACATGGCGGTCTGATATTGCTGAAGGTTTTAAAGAATGTATGCGAGTTTTAAAAGCAAATGGTACATTGATTTTCAAATGGAATGAAGACCAAATACCGTTAAAGGATGTACTGAAATGTTTTGATAGAAAGCCATTGTTCGGCAATAAAAGAAGTAAAACACATTGGCTAGTATTCATGAAATAACCTCTATTGGAAAAGTGAACTTCTTAACACCAGGGAAGTTCGCAAAAAAACAGTGTAAATTGATATTATCAAGTTTTATCAAAAGCGTACGGAAATACGCTAACAAAAATATTTTTACAAAATAAACACGTTCGCTTGTACGTGTATGTCGGAAACAAGCAATCAAGACTACTAAATTGGTAGTCTTTTTTTATAATGACAATCTGTTCCATTTATCCTATGATATAGGTAGATGGGAGGTGATTGAAATGGTTAAGTGTTTTAAGTGTGCTGGTAATGGTAAAGCAGAGACAGAAGAATGGGAAAGACAATGGGATAGATACGACCAAAATTCTCCTTCTCATTATGATACTAATTTATGGATGGGTAATTCAGGTATTACTCAATATGAAACGTGTCCTGTTTGTAGTGGAAAAGGTGAGTTGGAAAAATTAGAAGAGTTAAGAATCCATAATCAACTTAATGATAAAAAAGTAACTATCGAGAAGTTCTACGATAGTGGTTTTCAAGATTATGTATTACTTCATTTTGAAGACGGGCTATTTGCTAAAGTACCTTTAAAAGATATTGAATACTTCAAAAAAAACTAAGCATCTCTTCAGAGGTGCTTTTTATTATGCCTTGAGACGAGATTATAATGAACGGAAACAAGAAAAGTAATACATCCTTTATAATAAGACCACTCTAATTTGGGTGGTTTTTTTAACTATCATAAGTAATTGGTAAAAGCTGATGTACAATTATAAGTATTAAATATAAAGGAGGTGTTTAAATGCAAAAATGGGTTTTTTCTTTTGGTATAAACTATAAAACAATTTATAGATTTAGTTCTTTTAATGAAGCTAAGCAGTTCAAAGACATGGTGGTTAATAAATTCTTTGATCAAGAATTAGATCGATATAGTAATGAGATTGGCGAAATACTAGACATTACAAAGACTAACACTAACATTAAAAAAGAAGTAAATAAAGATTATATTCTGTCTGGTGAAGGTTTTAGCGGTAAGTATAGCGTTAAGGAAGAATTTAAAGAATGTAATCTAGTGAACTTATTAGAGGCAGAACTTACCTTATTTTTAAAAAATAAAGTCACATCTAACTAGGTGTGGCTTTTTATTATGCAATTAACTATGAATTGTGGAGGGATGAATAATGCAAGTTTGTGAATGTATGAATGACTCGTCTCATGTATTTAAAGGTAGACATTTAGATGGGGTGTCTTGTCCTATTTGTGGAGGACCTGTCTTACCCAAGTCTTACGATGAGAGGAAGGATAGTAACCTTCCGTATTACAGGGACTTAAAGAAACAATCGTCAAAACGAAAGTCTGCAATCACTATTGATTTGAATTTCGATGACAAATCTAAATTAAAGTTACGAGCAATCGCCAAGCATGTTGGAGCATTGGCTGATGAGTTGGATGCGATTGATAATGCATGGCAATGTGATTGTGGTTCAACCGAGTTCGTTGACTTCTATTCAGATTCAAAAGTTATCAGACGTGAATGTGAGAAGTGTAGTGAACAATATGCAATGAATGATAAAGAAGCACCAACACAACCAGAAGGCAGCGACTAACATCATGCAAGAATACAAATCACTCGAGCAAAAGCGAAAGTTCTACGACAGTGGCAACTGGAAACATATTCGTTCTGAAGTAAAGAAACGCGATAACAATGAGTGCCAAGAATGTAAACGCAATGGTCTTGTACGTATCGATGATGCTAACGAATTAAACAATGATGGCACACGAAAGAAGATTCAACTCGTAGTTCATCACATCAAAGAACTAGAAGATCATCCAGACTTAGCACTCCATATAAATAATCTCGAAACACTTTGTGTTGATTGCCATAACCGCATACATGGTCGAGTATTTAGTAAACCAAACAAGTGGCGAGATGATGAGAAATGGTAATACCCCCCGGGTAAAAGGTTTTGCGATTTTCTGATACCTGGGCACCGGTGATGGGGTGTTCTGTCCAGATTTTTTTAATATAGCTATTTCCACGCGAGAGGGGGAGGGGGTTAAATTATGGATTTAGAAAAATTAAAAATACAGCTAATGAGTCGAATCGATACAGATGATTTACTCGAAGTAAAAAAAGTGGAGCGGTACATTGAACTACTTAAACTTGATTCGCAATGTGATGAAGTGCTGGCTCGTGATGGTTCAACCGTCACCATTGAAAATGGAAAACAAAGATTCGTTAAAAGTCATCCGGCCATGACTGATAAAACAAAAATAAACACGCAATTAATCGCTTTGGAGAAGTCATTTAACTTTGTTGATGAAGGATTGCCCCCTGCTGCATCAACTGTGGAAGGCAAAGGCAAAGAAGAATTTTCGGAAGATGATTTAATTTGATTAGCAATAAGTATGTGGACGAATACATTCAACTTTATGAATCTGGACAAATCAAACTGAATAACGAACGGATCATGTTGATTGAATATTTGCGAGAGCATGTATTGAGTCGAGATGATTTATTTTTTGATGACGATATGATTGAAAAATGTATCCGATTCGGTGAAAAGTGGTATTTCCCCTTGCAGCCGTTTCAGAAGTTTTTAATCGCATTCGTCTTTTTATTTTTCAAAAAGAATGGCCGTGTGTTTTACCGAAAGCATTTATGGATGCTAGGCCGTGGTGGTGGTAAGAATGGTTTGATTTCAGTTGTAACTCATTTCTTAATTGGACCGCATCACGGGATTAGAGAGTACAATGTTTCGATTGTTGCTAACAGTGAAGAACAAGCAAAAACATCGTTTGATGAAACTTACAACGTCATTGGACGAAACAGCATATTAAAATCAATGTTCTATCGAACAAAAGAAAAGATCACAAGTAATAAAACTGATTCGATATTAAAGTTTCGTACTTCCAATGGTGAAACAAAAGATGGTTTGCGTGATGGTGCCGTTGTATTCGATGAGATACACCAATTTGAAAGTAACAAAGATGTTCGAGTCCACATTTCAGGGCTTGGTAAGAAGAAAAATCCACGAGAGTTTTACATCGGTACTGATGGTTATGTTCGTGATGGATTTTTAGATGGTCAGAAATCTAAGGCTCTTAAAGTATTAAAGGGCGAAGCTCGACCAAACGCATTGTTTCCTTTTATCTGTAAATTGGATGAGGAAAAAGAAGTTGATGAAATTGAAAGTTGGGAAAAAGCCAATCCGATGCTTTGTCATCCTCGTAGTGAGTATGCTCAAGGTCTTTTCGATACGATTTACGAAGAGTACGAGGATTTAGAAGATGATCCTACGAATCGTGAGGAGTTCATGACAAAGCGTATGAACTGTCCTGTGACCGATTTAGAGCGTTCTGTAGCCAAGTGGGAAGAAATACTAGCGACTAATCGAGAGATGCCTGATTTACACGGTAGAGAGGCTATAGGAGCGATCGACTTTGCTAGTATAAGAGACTTTGCAGCTTGTGGTCTGTTATTCCGTGAGAATGGTGATTACGCTTGGAAAACTCATTCGTATGCCAGAAAAGAATTTGTTGATAAATACTACAGTTACAGCAAAAAACAAGATGCTGAGATGGCCGGAAAGCGTAAATTCGCACCTATTCGAGAATGGGAAGAGCAAGGCTTGCTATCAGTTGTGGAGGGCGAAACAATTGACCCGAAATTGGTTGTTGCATGGTTTGTTGAAATGCGAAATTACTACGAGATTAAAAAGGTAATAGGTGATAATTTCCGGATGGAAGTTTTAAAACCTTTGTTTGAAGCAGAAGGATTTGAAGTTGAGATTATTCGAAATCCAAGGGCCATCCACAGTTTACTGGCTCCACGAATAGAGCTTGCTTTTGCCAATCGTCAAATTATATTTGGGGATAATCCTCTAATGCGTTGGTACACAAACAATGTGCTAGTTGTTATCAAAAAAGATGGCAACAAAGAGTATCAGAAGAAGGAGCCTATAAGAAGGAAAACAGATGGCTTCCAAGCATTTGTACATGCCATATATCGAGCTGATGAAGTGGCCGAAACGGATATAGGTAGCTCATTGGATGCACTTAACGCATTGAATTTCTAGAGAGGGGGTGAAAATGTGAGTTGGTTAGGAGATATTTTTCAACGTAATAAAGACATATCATCCTCCTATTCTGTGGAAGGTGAAATCTTTGGTGATGAAGTAGAGCAGCGTGCATATTTGAAACGATTGGCCTTAGAAATTTGCATTAACTTTATTGCTCGTTCTGTAGCGCAAACAGAATTCCGAATCATGGATAACAAAAAGCGTGTGCGCGATGATTGGGATTACTTATTAAATGTAAGACCGAATACCGATTCTAGTGCATCAGATTTTTGGCAAGATGCGACATATAAACTCATTCATAATCGTGAAGTTTTAATCGTTTTAAGCGATTCGAATGATTTACTTATTGCAGATAGTTTTGTGCGTGAACAACGTGCAGTATATCCTGACACTTTCAAAAATGTGACAGTGAAGGAATTTACATTTGCTCGAACATTTAGTATGGATGAAGTCATTTATTTAACATACAACAATGCAAAGTTATCACGTTTTATGGATGGTATGTTTGAAGATTTTACAGCGTTATTTAGTCGCATGGTTGAAACAAGCATGTTTGCTAATCAAATTCGTGCTACGGCTGGTATGGACTCAACACAAAAGTTAGATGATGAGAATTTAGGGAAATTACAACGTTTCATTGATAAGATGTTCAACGCATTCCGTAAAAATGCATTTGCTATCGTGCCCAAGTTAAAAGGTTTTGACTATGAAGAAATCGTTAATGGTGGCAATGGCGGCCGTTCTGTAGAAGATATGATGAAGGTGCTTGATAAGGCTATTGATTACGTAGCCGAATTATTGGGTATTCCACCTGCCATTATTAATGGCTCATTATCCGAATACGAAACTGCATTAAAGGCTTACATCAAATTTACGAACAATCCTATCATTAAGAAATTTTGTGATGAATTAAATGCAAAATTAATTAGTAAAGAAGATTATCAAAAAGGAAAGCACTTTAAAGCCTTCGGTATTCAAGTTAAGTCGGTTACAGAAAATGCAGAGGCGGTTGATAAATTGGTTGCATCAGGAGCATATACACGAAATGAAGTTCGCGAAAAATTTGGTGATGAACGTGTTGATGATCCAGAGCTTGATAAGTACGTTATCACAAAGAACTATCAAACAGTGGATACTGCATCGAAAGGGGGTGAAAATCAGTGAGAGTAAAACGTTTATTTAATTACAAAAATAATCAATTCGATGATGAATTGAAAAATGTACCACATAATTTTGCAGTGAAACATGATGAAGAAGCGAAAACGTCTGAACTCACAATTTACGGCGTTATTGGTGAATCATGGTGGAATGAGAAATGGACATCTGCAATTGATGTAGATAATGCATTGAAAGAAGCAGGTACAAACAATCTTGTTATTCGTTTAAATTCTCCAGGAGGTAGCGCATTTGATGGTATTGCAATTTATAATCGTCTAATGAACTACAAAAATGAAACAGGTGCTAAAATCACAATTCATGTTGATGGATGGGCATGTTCAGCAGCATCAGTAATTGCTATGGCAGCGGATGAGTTAATAATGGGCCTTGGTGCCATGATTATGATTCATGAGGCTTCTAGTGGAATCTGGGGTGCTAAAGGTGATTTCCGAAGTGAAGCTGATTTATTAGAAGAGCTTGAAGAAGGTATCATTGATATTTACATGACAAAAGCAACTGTAGAGCGAAAAGAAGTTCGCAAAAAGGTAGATGCTGAAACATGGTTTGGCGCGTCTAAAGCTATTGAAATTGGCTTTGCTACTTCTGCTACCTCAACAACTGTGGAGGACAACTCAAAAGAGGAATTATCGAATTTAAAAGCGCAGAATGCTAACTTGCAAAATGAAATTCAACAATTAAAAAATCAACAAAAACAGGAACCAACGCCAGAGCCGGTACAACCGACTAACAAGCGTAAAGGGTTCCTTTTTTAATACAAAAATTTGGAGGTAATCATAAATGGTTATTAAATTAAACAATCACACTGAAGCTTACGAAGAAGCGAAATTAAATTACGCTAATGTTGTAAAAAATGAAGAATCAACACCAGAGCAAGTTGAAACAGCTTGGGTAAACATGCAAGATGCATTAGTGAATTCTTTAACGACTCAAATTTCAAATGAAGTTACTAACAATACATTAGATCAAGTTATTTTATCTAACCGTGGCGTAGATGTAATGACTGCAGAAGAAACTAAATTCTTTAATGTTGTTGTATCTGACGGTTTCCAAGATGAAATTGTTCTCCCATATACAATTGAAGAGCGTATTTACGATGACCTAACAAGTGATCATCCACTGTTATCTGTAATCAATTTCCGTGACTTAGGAACGATTACTTTAACAACTATTACATCGGAATACGAAGGCGCAGCTGTATGGGGTCCTATTTTTGGGGACATCAAAGGTCAATTGAACGCGGCATTTAAGCAAGAAAAAATCGCACAATCTAAATTAACAGCGTTTGTGGTCTTGCCAAAAGACCTTGCAAAATTTGGCCCTAAATGGGTAGCGGCTTATGTACAAACACAAATTACAGAAACATATGCAGTAGCATTGGAAAATGCGATTATCAACGGTGCTGGTCCTACAAAAGAAGAACCAATTGGTTTAATTCGTGATTTAGCAGCAGCAGTAGATCCTACAAACGGACATGCTAAAAAAGCGGCAGTAGGGGCTTTGACATTAGCAGACCCAAAAACAATCATCAAAGAATTTTCTGGTATCGGTAAAGAATTATCTGAGAAAGAAAATGGTAAGCCTTTAAACGTTAGCGGAAAGGTTGCACTAGTAATTAACCCTGCTGATGCATGGGATTTAAAAGGTGACTTCACTATCCAGAACTCATTAGGTGATTACATTACTAAGTTACCATTTAACTTCACGCTTATCGAATCAGAATTTGCGAAAAAAGGTGAGTTAATTGCGTTCGTGAAAGATCGTTACGATGCATACCGTGGTGGTGGAATTGAGGTAACGGAATACAAAGAAACGTTAGCTATGGAAGATTGCAATTTACACATCGCTAAAACATTCGCCTTTGGTAAGCCACGCGATAACAAAGTAGCAGCGATTTACACATTACCGGTGACTCCTTAATTTTAAGGGGTTCCCACTTTTAGGAGGGATAACAGTGTATAAAGTAGTCCGGGATTTCAAGGATAAAGATGGTCGATTTTATCGCGAGGGAGACGTTTTTCCTGCACCTGATGCGAGTAAACAAACAGCTGCACGCCTTAAAGTATTGTCGTCCACAAATAATTCGTATGGTAAGGTTTTTATTAAGAAAAATGAAGCACCAAAAGAAAAGTAGGTGAGTTAAATGCCAAACGAAATCACGCCAGAGCTATTAGTCGAATTTAGGGACAGAATGAAGCTGAGTGATGATGAGGACGATAATTTAACTCGTATCTTAAAAGCATCTGTAGAGGATTTACAAGACATTTGTGGTGACTATGATATAAACACTAGCGAACGCTTTAAAGAGCTTGTATTCGAGCGTTCTCGCTATGTTTATAACGATGCGCTTGAATACTTCCACACTAATTTTTTGACGCAGATTAACAATTTGAATATTGCAATGGCACTTGAAAGTAGTGATGTCGATGAAACAGTTTAAATACAACGAAAATAACCATAGTGGCTTATATCGTCATCGCATTTTAATTCGTAAACGCACTTTGACTACAGATGAATTATTGCAAGAAATCGAAACGTTTGAGGACTACGGAAGCTATTGGGCCATGATCAAAACGCTAAAAGGTAGCGAAATAATGGGGGCCGGAAGAGAGCAAACAAAAGTCGAGAAACGTTATGTATTAAAGTATGCAAAATCATTAAATGAATTTATCAATAATGAACACACAACTTTTGAAGTAGTCCAAAATGGCATTGTATATGATGTTAAAAGTGCGACTAATGATGATGATATGAATATTACCGTCACAATCGTTGTAGAAGGGCGGTCATAGTATGGCAACAAATATTAATAATCTTGCTGCTGAAATCAATCGCACTCTAGCAAACTATGCTCATGGTGTTGGGGAAGATATAGAGAAGGTTGCTGAGAAAGTAGCAAAAAAAGGTGCACAGCAACTAAAAGCTCGTTCTCCAGTTGGAGCGAGACATCGTTATGCAAAAGGTTGGCGAGCTAAAAAGATAGGCAAACAATGGGTCGTCCACAATACTGAATATCAACTTACTCATTTACTTGAAAAAGGGCATGCGAAGGTAGGTGGTGGCCGTGTGCCAGCAAAAGTGCATATTGCACCTGTCGAAGAGGAAATGATTACTGAATTTATACAAGGTGTTGAGGGGGCGATCAGAGGATGAGATTACCTGAACTAGCTCAACAGTTAAAAACACTTGGCTATCCAGTCGCTTACTCACATTTTAAATCAGTACAAGTGCCTCCCTTCATCTGCTACCTAGTTGTAGATGGCGACACATTCAGTGCTGACAATAAAGTGTTATCAAAAATCAATTATGTTGATATTGAACTATATGTAATTGATAAAGACTTAACAGTAGAAGAAAAAATAGAAGATATGCTAAATGAAAATGAACTCCCTTGGTCTTACGATGAACTATTCATCAGAGACGAGGGAGTTTTTAAATGCACATATTCAATTATTTTAATTAATTAGGAGGTCATTTAGATGGCAGAAAACAAAGTACGTTTTGGCTTAAAGAATGTTCATTATGCAGTTGCTACTGAAGCAGCTGATGGAAAATTAACTTTTGGTACACCAGAGAGATATCCTGGAGCAGTTTCGTTAAGTTTAGAACCACGCGGGGAAACATCAGAATTCTATGCTGATGACCGTGTATATTATGCAACAACAGTAAATAACGGTTACGAAGGCACGTATGAAGCTGCTGAATTACCATTGAAATTCCGTACAGATGTATTGGGCGATCAGTTAGACGAAACATCAGGGATTCTGACAGAAACAACTAACTCGAAGCCAAAAACAATTGCTTTGATGTTTGAGTTTGATGGAGATGTGAAAGCAACGCGCCATGTATTGTACAACGTCACTGTTAGCCGCCCTGGTACTTCAAGTGAGACAAAAACAGAGACTACGGAACCTACTACACAAGAATTATCGTTCATTGCTGCACCAACTATAGATGGAGTAGTTAAACGATCTACGACAGGTACAACAACACCTGCAGTATATGACGCTTGGTATACAAATGTATTTGAACCAACAGAAGTACCAACACCTTAATAATAGAACTGTGGAGGGCAAATAGATGGAAATCACATTAACGATTGATGATCAACCAGTTAAATTTAAATCAAGTGGCGCTGTTCCTAAACGATACAAGATGCAATTTGGCCGAGATTTTTTTAAGGATCTTATTGGCATGGGTATTGTAAATAAAGATTACAGCGATTTACATGAAAACGATCAGTTAGAAGCTATCAAACAAATCGACTTTGATATGTTTTATGATATTGCTTGGACACTGGCTAAAACAGCAGATGAGAAAATTCCTGATCCAATGACTTGGTTAGATTCCTTTGAGACATTCCCAATTGTGGACATTGTAGCTGAACTACAAGATATTTTAGCAGCAACTATTTCTTCTAAAAAAAACTAGATATTGATAAAGGGGGTACGTCATCGGAGCCAATTTCAACCGAAACGTACCTTATTTTATGTCATGAATGTAAACTATCTCACGATGATTTAGAAACAATGACAATTGGCATGGTACTTGATTATATAGACGAATATCTCGAAACGAAAAATCCAAATAAAAAAGAAAAGAAAACTATACGCAAAGCAGCACAAGCAGATTTCGATTCGTTTTAGCACTTGTCTTTTGGCAGGTGTTTTTTATTTGTTCAAAAGGTAGGTGAGGGTAATGGCGAATAATCGGATAAAAGGGATTACTATTGAATTAAATGGTGATACAACAGGGCTAACAGATGCTTTAAAAGACGTTAATAAAGAAAGTGGAAAAGTTACTAGTGAATTAAAAGAAGTTGAACGTGCTTTAAAATTTGATCCAGGTAATGCGGAATTAATCTCGCAAAAACAGCAGCTTTTAGCAGAACAAATTCAAAATACTAGTCAAAAATTAGATGTGCTAAGAACTGCTCAATCTCAAGTTGAAGCACAGTTTAGAAATGGAGAAATAGGTGCTGAACAGTACAGGGCTTTTCAACGAGAGCTAGCAACTACTGAAGCACAGATGCAACAATACAATGCTCAAATGGCTAATACTGCTAATGAACAAGATCGATTAGCACGCACTACAAGAGAATTGTCTTCATTCTTTGAAGCTACTGGCACAGATGTTAACCAATTCGCAGACTTGTTAGGCACACGTTTAACAAGCGCAATTAGAGATGGTTCAGCAACTACAGACCAGATGAATCGTGCTCTACGGTTAATGGGTCAGCATGCATTAGGTGCTGGAGTTGATATTGACCAAATGAGGCAGGCACTTAGACGTGCTGCTGAAGGTGCTAATCTCGATACCGTGAGACAAGATTTAGCAAGAATCACGCAAGAAGCAAATCAAGCAGAGGAAGCTGTAAATGGTTTTGGCCAAGAATTATCAGGTGTCGTTGCAGGATTAGCAGCAGGTGGAGGAATTGCTGGAACTATTCAACAAGCACTGGATTTATCTAGTTTAAATACAAAAATTGATATTGCTTTTGACGTACCAGAGGAGAGCAAAGAATCTGTTTTTAATGCAATTAAACAGATAGAAGTTTACGGTGTAGATGGCGAAGAGGCTTTGGAAGGGGTTCGGAGACAATGGGCGTTAAATAAGGACGCGAGTGACGAAACTAATAGATCGATTGCGGAAGGTGCAGCAGTAGTTGCTAAGACTTATGAAGGAATTGATTTTATTGAACTCATTCAAGAAATTAATGAGATTGGTGCTTCATTACAAATTTCAAATAAAGAAGCTTTGGAGCTAACGAACGCATTACTTAAAGTAGGGTTTCCACCAGAACAATTGGATACAATTGCCGAATACGGATTACAAATGAAACAAATTGGTTTTTCTACAGCTGAAATTCAAGCTATCTTTGAAAAGGGTGTAGACTTAAAAACTTGGAATATTGATAACTTAAATGATGGAGTTAAAGAAGCAAACCTACAAATGAGATCATTTGGAGAAGAAGTTCCAAAAGCATTATCTGACCTTTTGGCTAAAACAGATATATCAACAAAACAAATGCAGAAATGGGGGCAATCTGTCGTAGCAGGCGGTAAAGAAGGTGCACAAGCGATGGGTGAAGTTTCTGATTGGTTATTAACAATTGAAGACGGGTCTTTACGAAATGCATTAGCAGTTGCTGTATTTGGAACAAAAGCTGAAGATCAAGGTGACAATATGATTAAGATTTTCCAAGGTGTTGCAGATGCTCAAGACAAAACTGTTAAAAACCAACAAACGTTACAAGAAGCAATTAGCACGATTAACGCAGACGCATTAGTAAATATACGCGAAGCACTAATAAAGATAGTAGATGCTTTGAAACCGGTGTTAACAGCAATTGCAGACTTTGCATCCAAAATCGCTCAATGGATATCAGATAATGCTGCGTTAACTGCAGCAATCGTAGCTATTGTGACTGTAATTGGAATACTTGTAGGAGTATTTGCTGCATTAATGCCAGCAATAGGAGGGCTAGTCACCGCATGGCCTGCATTAGCAGCGATAATTGGAGCTATAGCATCTCCGATTACTTTAGTAGTGGCTGCAATAGTAGGTCTAGGTATCGCCCTTGTAGCAGCGTATCGTAATTCAGAAACATTTAGAGAAAACGTAAATAAAGTATTCCAAGCAATAAAAGATGTTGCAGTCACTGTATTTGAAACAGTGGCTTCTTTTATTGGCGAAAAAATAGCTCAAATAAAGCAGTTTTGGGATGAGAACGGCACTCAAATTTTAAAGGCAGTTGAGAATGTATTTAATGGCATTAAGGCTGTTATCGAGTTTGTCATGCCTGCTGTAAAGTTTGTAATTGAAACTGTATGGAATGCCATTAAACAGGTCATAGATGGTGCTTTAAACGTCATTATGGGAGCAATTAAAGTATTCACAGGTTTGTTCACAGGTGACTTTTCGAAAATGTGGGAAGGTGTTAAACAGATATTTAGTGGAGCGATTGATTTAATCGTAGGATGGATGACTCTATCATTCTTTGGTGGTATTAAAACGATTGTAATGAATCTAGCTAAGACAGGTGTAAATGTCCTGAAAAGTATGTGGGATGACATTGCAAAATTCTTTACTTCTATGGGTTCGAAAGTGTCTTCCACAGTTTCTAATTTCTCTACGTCTGTAATTAATTTCTTCAAAAATTTAGGTACCAATGCAAGTAGTACTATTTCTAATATGGTTACATCCGTTATCAATTTTGTTAAAAATCTTTCTACTAATTTTGTAAATACAGTTTCTACTATGAAAACAAACGTAGTTAAGAAAATGAATGAAATTAAGGATGGAATGATAGAAAAAGTAAAATCGTTACCAGAACAATTTACAGGAATAGGTAAGGATATAATTAATGGTCTTATCAAAGGTATTTCCGCCATGACAGCAAATGCGATTGAATCAATTACTGGTGTTGTGGATGGCGTAGTCAATACAGCGAAAAAATTGCTTGGGATTCACTCGCCATCTAGGGAGTTTATGCAGATTGGTTTATGGACAGGTGAGGGGTTAATCATTGGTTTAAATCAATCATCTCCTCAAGTCAATAAGGCAATGGAGAATATCGGTAATGGTATCCTTGACGTCTCTAAAGCATACCAAAAAGAATATACAAATTTGATTGATGAGTTCAATAAGAAAAACGAGGATAAAAACGATAAGACATTAGAAAAGATTTATAAAATCCAAAACAATGCTGCCAAAAAGAAACGTAAATTAACTCAAAAAGAGCTTCAGGAAATTGCTTTATTAGAGGCTTCATACAGAGATAATAAAATGAAATCGGAAATTGATTTCCAGAAGAAATATAAAGCTTTGGTTGAGAAATCTGAAAAAGAATACCTCGAAGTCATCAAGAGATTCATAGATGATAAAAAGTCATTAGATGAAATGTCTGTGGTTCAAGAAGCTGCTATTTGGGAACAATCGCTTGAATTGTTTGCGGAGGGTACTAAAGAACGTATAACAGCTCAAAAGGAATATCAAAAGGCTGTCGAAACAGTAAACAAAGAAATACTAGCAATTAACCAAGACTATCAATCCCAGATGCAAAAAATAAATGATGATCTGATAAAACAAGAAAATGATTTAACAAAAGCTTATGAAGACGCGTTTACTAAGCGACAATCTTCTTTGATGTCATTCGCTGGATTGTTTGATGAGTTTAAAATAGAAATTAAAAATAGTGGTACTGAATTACTTGGTAATTTACAGTCTCAAGTTGATGGATTCAAGTTATGGCAGGAAGAATTCGCAAAGCTTTCATCACGTAATATAGATGCAGATTTATTAGCAGAATTAAGTGATCTAGGTGTTAAGGCATTACCAGAGCTAATGGCACTTAATCAACTTACAAACGAACAATTGACGCAATACAGTTCCCTTTATCAAGAAAAATCCGCATTAGCTAGACAGCAAACAGAAAAAGAGTTAGCAGGAATGAAGGAAGATACAGACAAACAAATCATTGCTTTACGTGAAGTTGCTTCAAAACAACTGGATAAGTTAAAAACGGAGTGGAGTTTAAAAATAAAGAGTATTACAAGTGCCACTTCCAGCGAATTATCATCGCTACAACAAATTGGGGTAGATGCCGGACAAGGACTGCTCAATGGTTTAGCAAGCATGGAAGGGCCATTGGTTTCTAAGGCTCAACAAATTGCTAATGCTATTTCAGCCACTATTCAGCAAGCCCTAGATATCCATAGTCCAAGCCGAGTAATGAAAGGGTTTGGTATTAATATTGGACAAGGTTTAATACAAGGTATGGACGAAATGATTCATAAAGTTGCTCAGTCTTCACAACGTCTATCAGATGCCGTGAGCAATGTACACGGATCACTTGCTAGTAATCGTGCTAAATCACAGGCAAATGCAAACACAATTTCATCTTCTACAACTACTATAGACAACCGAAAAACATTTGCGCCAGTGATTCATAACCATGGGGGAGCGAATGACAATAGTAGAGCATCAGAAAAAATGCTAAAACGATTAGCGTTCCAATTGAATTATTAGGAGGTGGCGACTTGATTGTAAAAACATTAAAGGCGACTAATCGTAATGGCGACTCGATTACATTCGGTCGTCATTTTCGTTTAATTGAAGGCTTTGATCTAAGTAATTTAACAGCAGCCGTTAATTATTCGTCTTCTACAATGGACGGAGCTACTTATCAAAACACTCGTTTGGAAGTACGTGATTTTGATTTAGCTTTTTTCATCTATAACGATTACCAAGATAAATGGTGGGTGGAAGAAAGACGTAGGGAATTATTTAAGGTTTTCAATCCAAAGCAAAATCCTATTCGATTAGATTTTGAAACAAAAGGTGGAGAATCCTACTATGTAAATGCGAATGCAGAAGGTACACCTAGCCTTCTACAGGGATTTGAAAATGATAACAGGGCATGGCAAAAAGGGTTAATACAATTCACTTGTGATGATCCTTTTATCTACTCGGCCTTAGAAACAGTTGAAGAAGTAGCGTCTTGGATACCTGCATTTGAGTTTCCTCTTGCGATTGTGGAGGGCGGTATTGAAATGGGCTATCGTAATCCATCTTTAATTAAAAATGTGCCTAATGATGGTGATAATGAAACAGGAATGATTATAGAATTTAAAGCACTTGCTAGCCTATCAAAACCATCATTAATTAATGTAAATACCTATGAAACTTTCAAGCTCAACACGGATATGATTGGCGGAGATGTTATAAGAGTCAATACAATGACAGGTCAGAAATCTGTTATCTTGATTCGTAATAATGTTCAAACAAACATTTTTAATAAAGTGGATTTGCTTTCTAAGTTCCTGCAGTTAGCGCCTGGAGATAATCTTTTTCGGTATGATGCTGCATCGGGTATTGACAATTTAGAAGTACGTATGAAATTCAGAGATCGTTTTGTGGGAGTGTGATGTAATGCAAGATATTGAATTATATATATTTGATATTAATTTTAATAGGCTAGCCACAATCGATGTTTACGAAGAAGTAGAATTTCAGTCGAAGTATTATGCTCACTCCCTTTGTTTATTAACTGTGGAAGGCAATAGAAAAAACGCTGAATTACTACTTGTTAACGAAAATGAATTATCAAAAGAGCTAAGGATCCTTGTACGTTCTGATGATCTAAACAGAGGGTATATCATTGAAACTGCTGAATTTGAGGATGAAGAAAAAACAATGATTAAAGTTATTGCCTATTCTCTCAGCATTTTTACAAGTTGGCGATGGATTATTACACAACAACGTTTTCAAGGAAACATAGAGGATGTACTTAAAGAATTTGTACGAATTAATTGTATCAATACAGCTAGTCCTTCTCGTATTATTCCTAATTTGGTACTCGGCGTGAATGAAGGAATAAATACTTCAGCAGATGAATCGTACACGCAAAAAGTATTAGATATTGCCCTTTGGGAAATGTGCGAAAAAAATGAAGTATCATTTGAAATTCTAATGAATCACGATGCAAAAAAATATGTGTTTAGCACCTTCAAAGGTGTAGATCGTAGTGCTGAACAGCAAAATAATCCGCATGTCATTTTTGCTAAGGAGTTTGAAAATATCATATCCCAATCCTATACAGATGATAAAAGTAATTATAAATCAACTGTTTATGTGGCTGGTGAAGGGGAAGAAAACGACAGAACAATTGTAGAGGTTGGAGAGACTTTCAGCGGATTTAATCGCAGGGAAGTCTTTTTTGATGCTCGAGATCTGCAAAGTGAATATAACGAAGACGGAGAAACAGTAATTATTCCTCAAAATGAATATATAGATTTGCTAAAAGAAAGAGGAAACAATCGAAAGCAAGATTATCAACGTATTCGAACATTTGAAAGCGAAGCAAATTTACATTCACAATTTAAGTTTAATGAAGATTATTTTCTTGGCGATGTAGTAACAAACAGAAATGATGACCTGGGAATTGTTATGCATCAACGAATCGTAGGAGTGAAAGAAGTATTTAATCGCGAGGGATATACGCTGAATTTAGAGTATGGAACAGCAATTCCCACACTACTAGACAAAATAAAAAGGGAGGTAAAATAGTGGCTATTACAAGTGGATTTCATAATAGTATCAACGGCGACCGTAAATACGGCGCTGATTTTTTTGCACTTTTTTTCGGTACATTAATCGCCAATGGGGTATTTCCTAATCCGAGTACAGGATTACAGGTAACTGCAAATTCAAACATGACCACATCGGTAAAGACAGGTAAAGGATGGATTAATGGTTACTTTATAGTCAATGATGGAGATTATGTGTTGAAGCATGACAACGCAGATGGCTTATTAAAACGTATCGATCGCGTAGTTATGAAACTTAATCATGTTAAACGTGAAATTGAAGTTTTAATTAAGAAAGGTACATTTGCGAGTAGTCCAGTTGCGCCAACACTACAACGAGACGCAGATGCTTATGAGTTGGCATTAGCTGATGTTTTAATTAATAACGGTGTTACTCAAATTACCCAGGCTAATATTACCGACCAAAGGTTAAATAGCACTCTGTGCGGCATCGTCCATGGCACAGTAAATCAAGTTGATACAACTACAATTTTCAATCAATATCAATCTTGGTTTAACGACATTAAAGGCAGCGTTGCAGGAGAACTTGACGCTTTTCAGGAGATACAAGAACAAGAATTTTTAACTTGGTTTGAATCCATTAAGGATATTTTAGATGGTGATGTTGCTGCTAACTTAGCAGCTAGGATAGCCAATTTAGAGCAGGGGCTCGCTAACCATATAGCTGATGTTTCACATACAAAATGGATAGAAACAGTAGGAGGTGTAGCGAACGCCTTAACCGCAACTGTTCCTGACATTACAAGTTATAAAAATGGCTTAGCGGTATCATTCCCTGCTACCTCTAACAGTACAGCAGCCGTAACATTAAACATCAATGGATTAGGTGCTATTCCAATCAAAAAAGCAAATGGAACAACATTTAGTAACGCAAAGGCTAACGGAGTATATACAGTTCGTTATCGTGCAGGGGCTTTTATCTTACAGGGTGAAGGGGGGGCAGGAAACGCACAACCTAGCGATGTGCGAAAGGGAAAAACAGCTACGGTGGATAATGGAGACATTACTGGAACACTCGATTTATCACAATTGATTCCTGGTAACATTAAGAATGGTGTAACTATTGATGGTGTAACAGGTAATCTTATTGGTTCACCAACGCCTAGTGTTGGTGATGCAGCCGTTTTAGCCGCAGTAAGTCGTGTAACACAATACACGAGCGATTATAAAAAAGTCAGAGAAATTATATGTAATTTTAGTGGTAGAGTTAGAGTTACATTTAATTTGTATGGTTCTGGAAGTGGCGCTGGTTATGAGCATGTTTATGGTCAAGTATATATTAATGGCGTAGTAAAGGGTATTGCAAGAGATAATAATGCTAGTTCAGGTATTTTCTATTCAGAGGATTTTGATATAAACAATGGAGATCGAGTGCAGTTATACACTCGTGGTAGAGCAAATCCAGACACATGGGCAAGTAACGATGTATTTGCTATCTGTTTCGCTTCAAATCCATTAGGTACAGTCGTGCAAGTATAACAAGAAAAAGGAGTGAATAAGATGTTTTATTTAGAATACGATGATGATACAAAGTTAGTGATTAAAATTCACGAAACAGAGCCAGAGTCGGTGATTGAAGGACATTCTATTGCTAAGAGTGATAGTTTCGATATCGGTATGGAACTTGAATTTATTATTACTGTTGATAGAGTAGACCAAGATGGAAATGTTACTGCATCATCTACAACAAAGCAGATTGTACCAGCTTATCAATTATTGAAGAAAATTGACGAATTAGAAAAAGAGAATCAAGCACTAAAAGGTAGTGTAGCCGATCTGTGGGAAACAATTTTGGTTGCGGGAGGTAATGCATAATGGAAACAGTATTTGCACCTAAATTACGAGGGTATTTATTCTTAATTGATATGCATCGCATAACGATTGAAGACGTACCTGAACCATACAAACAAGCGATTTTAGATGAACAGTAAACAAGTAGACGCAGCATAAGCTAGCGTTATTTTTTATGCTTAAAAGAGGTGACTTAGTGCAAATATTAGTTGTTTTTCAAAAAGACACAAGACAAGTAATAGCTACATTTGAAATGAACACCTTTATCACAGAAGCGAATGTATTAGTAATTCCAGGAGTATCATATTTAATTACCTTCAAAAGGGATATATTTTACACAGGTAAAGATAAAAAACTATATGTAAAAGAAGTTTAGATGTGCCTTCCACAATCATCTGTGGAGGGCTATTTTTATACAACAAGACCTAAGCAATGCACTGTGCCGAGCAGTGCTATTTTTATTTGTGAGGTGTTGACATGGACAGTCAAACAGTAGCTTTAATCGGAATTTTATGTACAGTATTAGGGGCTTTTATTGGAGTGCTCACTTACAACCGTAATCGAGACAAGGATGTGAAAAACGATGCATCTGATTCAGCTGTAATACGTACTAAATTAGACAATATAAACGCTGGAGTAGAATCGATTCGGATTGATATTAAAGCGCAAGAGATGCGTGTTACAGGGTTATCAGAGCGTGTGATTCGTGTAGAGGAATCAAGTAAACAAGCACATAAACGTTTAGATAAAATGGAGGGAATTACACATGAAAATTAATTGGAAAGTACGTCTTCAACATAAGCAATTTTGGGTGTCATTAATCGCATTACTACTAGTGCTCGCTAATCAAACAGCGGGCATTTTTAATGTCGATATTACGATTTACAATGCACAAATCACAGCCATTTCAGAGACTGTATTAAGCATTTTAGGTTTACTTGGAATTATCATCGACCCTACTACCAAAGGCACTTCAGACAGCGAACAAGCATTGAATTATGACAAGCCTAAGGGTGATGTAAAATGACAAGCATTACTACAACATGCCGAGAGATTTCGGAACTATTACCAGCTGCACAAACAGCCTGTAAATTGTTATTCCAAGAGTGCTTTAAAGCAGGTATTAAGAACGTCTTTATTACTGAAACATATCGCTCGCAGGAACGACAGAAGTACCTTTATGCACAAGGAAGAACTCGACCAGGGCAGATTGTTACTTGGACACTAGACAGTAACCATAAGTCACGATTAGCGTGGGATATTGCTGTTGGTCCTCCACAGTCTTTATATGATGTGGCAACCCTAAGTCGAGTAGGAGCTATTGCACGTAAGCTAGGCATCACATGGGGAGGAGATTGGACAGGTAATATTGATCGTCCCCATTTTGAGGTCAAGCCAAATTGGATTATGCCGAAGGGATACAAAATTGAAGGTCAAGTAATTATTCCAACTAATAGTAAATACCAAGTGCAATTAATTGTGGAAGGCAATACAACTAAACCAATTGCAAAGGATGATGACATAATGAAATTTACAAGCTCAACAACTAAAGCCGCAGTACGTGACTACATTAAACAAGCCGTGGATAAAAAACTTATTGATAAATCACATCTAGATAAATTCGACGCTGGAACGTTAACAGGTGGAGATTTTGAAGGATTGAAGATTATCATTGCACAACGTAGCGCTTAATAACACATGCCTGTTACCTTAATCGGTAATGGGCTTTTTTATTTCCACAAATTAATTGCTTAATAAAATACAAACCAAAATAAATAAGCCAAGACAGTTACATGCCATCTTGGTTTATTTTCATTTCATTTAATATCTGTTTACGTTCTAATATTAACTCCATAAACTCGTCTAAATCTTCCTCTAAAGCGTGGTTTCTTATAAAGCTACGTGCTCCAGATCGTGCACTAAGATATTTAGCACGTTCTTTATTCTTCGCTTGCCAACGTTTATTCGCCTCAGTCTGTGGATTCTTCTTCATTAAATCCTCCTTTTTAATATACTACGATGATCCTTAAAAGGAAGTACCTGATTTTTTTCCACAATTTACATTTGATAAAATGCAGACATTCATCCTAAAATAATACAAACAAACGTTCTTTCTTGAGAGGATGAAGTCATATGATTAGCTTTGAACAAAGACGACTGCTGCACAAATATGTGGTGTACGATATGGCTGTTCAATCCCTGCAGCGTGATTACAAAGTAATTGAAAACCTTAAATTAAGTAAAGTGTATTTGCCAATACTTGATAAGCTTTTAGATGACATATCTCAAGAGTGTTACAACGCTAAAAGATTGCTGGCAAAAGATAAAATAAAAGTTGTAAGGTGGGTAAAGACTGATGAATATTTTAGCCATCTAGTTATTACAACACCAGGAGAAGATCAAGTGTTTACCTATGCTAATATGGCACTAAAAACGCAGGTGGAAAATTTATTAATCAGTCACCAAAATTAAGACCAGGCGCTCGAATGAGGCCTGTTTTTTATGTACAAAAAAAGCCACTCAATTGAGTGACTTAAAATCATTATTTTACAATCTCACCTTTATATAATTTCCAGTTATAATTTACTTCTTTATCTCCACGTGCGCCAACCTCACCTTTTAATGTGATTGAATCGCCTTTTTTCAGTCCTGTTTTAACTGACGGATCAGTCATCTCTACGATAATTACATAAGGTACTAAATCAGCATTTTCATTCCCTAAAGTAATCCAATCAGCACCATTATATGCATCAGTTTTACCCATAACAATAATGCTATCCTTGACTGTTTCTAAATCTGTAATTATTCCAGTCCATGTTACCATTGCACCTTCAACTGTTGAACGATAAACATCAGAACGTTCAGAAGCGCTTAATCCATAAAATGCATCAGCGAATTTCATAAAATCATTTGATTTAAAAGCTTCAATTGTAGCATTTTGAGCTTCTGATGGACTAGCTTCAGTTGCTTCTGTTTGTGCAGTTACAGGTTTTTCTTTAGTAGGATCTTCTTTAACTTCCTTTGCTTCAGTCGGTGTTTCTTCTTTAGGTTTTACTTCTTCCTCACCACATGCAGCAAGTAAAAACGCTGACAACGCTCCGATGTAAAATAATTTCTTCATAAATAAAAACCTCCCTTGATATTACCATTTTAGGAAATTTCGCAAAGAAAGTATACAAAAAACAGACAACCTTATTTAGTTATCTGTTTCCTCATCATCTACTATCATCATTAATTCGTTCATGTCAGTTATGCCAAATACGTTTACTAGTTCATCAATTGAGTGTTTGGTGTAGCTTTTAGTCTTGTTATTGTAAAGCTCACTAATTGTACGAGCTGATAGTGAAGTACGCTCCGCTAGATCCTTCTGCTCCCACTCACGTTCTGCAAGTAATACCCTCAATCTTAGTTTGACTGTTTTCGCCATTTACTCACCACCGTAATATATTTATTCGTATCTTAATTATAAAATACTTCTTTTAATTACGCAATTTTTATTTGACTTCCGAAATTCGTAAATGTATTATGTATTTAAAGAATTGAATCGTAATCTAATACCGAATTACGAAATTGAATGATGAAAGGTGGAATTAGAATGGAGACAATTATCAACAAAGCGCACTATGGTTTGCATGAGTTACGTGCTCGCTATAACCCCAATTACCAAACAGTTACTTTTGAAAAGTATGCTATGTACAATACTCGTCCAGCTTTTAAAATGGGACAAATCGAGTTGACAAAAGAAGATGTGCTTGCAATGCTTCAATATTTTGAAGAGATTGAGCAAGGTGAATGATAGGACTTAACTAGAAGAAAGGCAGGTGAATAAAGGTGGCATTCGAATACCTAGCACAATACACAACATTCGACACAATAGCAGATATGGATAAAAGTGTGGAGGACCACATGGCAGCACACTACTATAATTTAACAGAATCAGAACGTGCCATCGTTATTGCACTTTCACAACGTTCATTAATGTATCCAGGAGCTTCACATCTAAAAGCTGAAACGATTGCTGAAGCAACTGGAACTTCTCGTAGTACAGTAATGCGCGCTATAAAGAAACTGGTTGAGTTAAACATCATCGAGAAAGTTAAGCAAACGAAGCTCAATGGTATTAAAGGAGCTAGCATATATCGCATTTTACCTTACAGTGACACATCGGAAATGAAACATCGAGAGTCAGTCGATGAAGCTAGTAATGACGCGGTTTGCCCTCCACAATTTCAGAATCAAGCATCTAAATCTTTTAATCTTTTAAGTTCTAAACAAGCAACTAATAATTTATGTGACTTAGAAGATAAATTGGCTTTGCAAGCTGAAAAGAAAAAAGAATACATGAACGAGTACCAAGTGATGCTATTTGACTTCATGAATAGCTTGCCATTAGCAGATAACCTGAAAGATGAATTACACAAGGTGGTATTGGCTACACAGGTTCAAAATGCACCTGATTTCATAAAAGCTAAGAACGTGCTATTTAAAATTGCTATGGATATTAAAGAAGGTACTTTAACTATTGCAAGCACATTAAGAGCCGTATTCACAGGAGCATATAGCAAGGCTATAGAGCGTTCTAATAGAAAGGTGGCTAATTCATCATCTATAGAAGAAACAGCAGATAGGGAACGTCCAGTACCTTTCTATAACTGGCTGAATGAGTGCGATAGTCGTTCGGAGATATGTAGTAGACCAAACTTAGAAAATTGGCTTGAATGGTGAAAGGGGAAATAGAACATGACTCATTTTGAATACATGGAGCAACAAGGGCAATTAACGATTTTTGATTTAGAAGATCAGTATGAAGAAATGAAATTCAAGAAGCCATCTACAAATGTTAATAAGCCTGTTGATAATGATAAAAAGATGTATATAGAGCCTCGTATGAGAGTGTATATTGTGCGGTGATTTTTATGCCCATTTGTATACCCGATATGGTGCTTGATTGAATGCTACGCGAGTATTGAATCGGGTATAAGCGAAATGTTGTTACATCAACGGTTTAATTGCCGTTTTGAAATACCCGATACAAGCAACTCTTACTACGTAAGAGAACCGTGACGCTAATGAAATTAAAGAAGGGATGAAAGTGTGCTTTTTGAAATATTAACAACTGGATTGATGGGTGGAATTGCATTAAAAGCTTTCTCAAAACATAGGGGACTGTCCTCAAACGATAGTGGGAAGATCCAGCGCATTATGTCATTGTCTGGATTAAATGTGAAAGATGGCAAGGATACTTTGACAACTCAATTAGTAAAGAAGAAACAGTTTGAATGGGGATGGGAATACAAGTATCGAATCCCTTTAGGTCGTACATTCGCTGATTATGAATCAAAGCTGAAGGTATTTGAGGATGGTTTGAATAACCGTAGAAAGAAAATTGTATTCAATGATTTACGACAACTGGATTTCAATAAAGACCTTCTTCTTCAACTGCAAGAACTGTGGAAGACAAAACTGACGGAACAAAAGGAAATTGAACTATCCTACGATGGATTATTAATTGTACGTGTGTATGATAAGCCGTTGGAGAAAGAAATCAAATGGAATGAATCTCTTTTATGGCCAGACACATGGTCGGTTCCAATAGGCTTTACACGTAATGCAGAAGTTATTTTTCACGACTTCGATAAGTCAAAACATCTTATTATTGCCGGTGCTACTGGTTATGGCAAGAGTGCCATTCTAAAACTTATTACAACAACGTTAATCGATCAACAACCTAACAATACAGAACTGTCTCTAATCGATTTAAAGGGCGGTTCTGCCTTCCACAGATATCGTAGTTGTAAACAAGTAAAGTACTATTCTCGTAACCCTGATAGCGCTGTAGATGTATTAAAGAAAGTTCAAATTGACATGCAGAAATCTTTTGAAAAAGTAGTTGATAAAGGCTTTGAAGATGTAAAAGAAGCAGGGATAAGGAAGCGTCATTTCATCATTATTGATGAAGCAGCTGATCTAGCTGAAAACAGAACGGCAATGGATATTATCACAGATATAGCTCGTAGAGGACGTTCCGCAGGTTATTATCTAATTTTCTGTACCCAATATCCAACAGCTCAAGTTGTGCCTTCGCAAACTAAAAGGAACATTATCGCACGGCTATGTTATGCAGTCGACACAGATACAGCTTCAAGGGTGGTATTGGATGAGAGTGGTGCCGATAAGTTACCGGATATTCCAGGGCGCGGGATATATAAAAGCAATATAAAACGATACATTGTCCAATCACCGTTCATTACAAATGAAGTTATTCAACAACGAATCAAACCTCATATTGTTACGAAAGGGGAGCGCGTTGAAGAAACAGCTGTCATCAAGGGACGAGAGCATACTGTTACTTTTGAAGAAGTTTGATTTTATGACGCGTGATCAACTGAGTCGATATTTCAATTTAGGTAAGAAGCGAAATACAAATAGGGTCCTCCACAATTTATCAAGCTACCTCTCATCCATTCGAGATGGCTATGAAACAATTTATTATCTCAATAATTTAGGCCGCCATTATGTTGATTGTGACAAGGTTCGCAAGAAAGGTGGCCATGTAAAACACACCATCATGCGAAACGAGTTCTGGCTATTCTATAAGTGTCCTACAGACTGGAAGAATGAAGTCAAAATATCTGATGGCACTACTAATATCATTGTGGATGGCATGTTTACTCGTAATGGATTTCAACATTTTCTGGAAGTAGATAACCTTCAAACCATGAAGGAAAATAGGGAGAAAATTAAACGCTATAAGGAGCTCATGCCAAGCGTTGTAAAGCAATTAGGCTATTACCCAACACTTGTATGGCTGACCACAACCGAATTACGTAGACAGCAGCTAGAAGCATCCTGTGGAGGGCTAAAGTGCAAGGTGTATACAATAAATGAAATAAGAGGGGGAATATAGATGTTTAAAAAACGTATTAAAACTGAGGTAGTACCAGCAAATGAGTACACGGATTATAGTGATCGATTTGAAGGTGATGAAAAATATGCAACATTAAGGCATGTAGCACTGGCTGCATCAGTTCCAACATTAACAGCCATTGGCACAGGACTATTTATGTTTAACAAACTAAATGAGACACATTCCTCCACAGTTATACCTGTCGCTGCTCCAATTCAACAACCTATATTGGAACCAGTCGTAGCACAAATACCTTCTGCAATTCCTGTTAATACTATAGCTCAACCTGCTGGCATTATTGCTGATAAGTCGCTAGAAATATTAGCAACTGCTTTAGATCCTGTTGTTCAAATATTAGTAGCTATTAGTTTTCCTATCGCTTCGGTGATTATGGTTGGAGCATGCTTCTTTTTCATGCTTGGTAATTCCGAAAAGGCTTGGAGCATGATTATGAATGCTGGGTTAGGATATGTCTTGATAAACCTTAGCCCACTGTTTCTGCAAATTTTAAAGCAAATTGGTGAGGCTATTTAAATGGATGAATATGAGTATGATTATCTTTATTTAACTTTATTTACAAAGAAGTTTAACCCCACTTTAACCCCATGGACTACTTTTAAATGA